TAAATCTGATGAGAATGTAGATGCCATATTTTATTCCTTTATTATGCTGCTGTTGTTATCTCGGTCCACGTTGTTTGTGCACCTGTATTTATTTCTGACCACGCTATTATTATTACACTTCCTACGTTGCTCGTCAATACTACACCTGTTACATCATCTACTAAACCAGTGCCTGTAATTACAACTCCTCCACCTACTGCTGATGTTGCTGCTACACCTGTAACATTATATCCTGATATTGGTGTAATAGAACCTACTGCACTTGTTGCAGCAATACCTGTAACATTTACTACTCCAGTAATAAGTAATACAACACTACCCACAGAACTTGTCATTGCTAAACCAGTAAGATCTATTAATGTAATAGGTGCAACAATTGGTGTACCTACTGCTGATGTCATGGCTATACCAGTTACTCCTACTGCTGCATCTCCATCAAAAGTAACTGTACCAAGTGAACCTGTTAAAGGTAAACCTGTTGGAGTAATCTCAACACCCTGAGTTGTTGTGTTGCCTCCTACTGCGGAAGTCGTTGCGACACCAGTTACAGCTTGAGTATGTGACACACTTGCCACTGCTGTACCTATAGCAGTTGTGGCACTTACTCCTGTTGGTATGACAGAATATATACCATTCCAAACCCTATTACCCCAAGAGCCACGACCCCAACCTTCTCCTATTTCTGCATCAATAGTTACAGATCCTATAGCAGTTGTTGAAGCAACACCAGTTATAGCAAAGGCAACATTATTTTGTGATCCCCAAGCTCCTTCATCCCAAGATAATAAACCCCAAGTATTTGCAGCTTCGGTATTTGCTGTCCAACCCATAGCCGAATGATTAGTACAGTAGTAATAAAGAACTGGAGCAGAAGATGCGACTTGTATAGTGGTTTTAGCACCAGCATTACCTGGTGTACCACTTGTAGTTACACCAGTAGTGTATTCAGAGCCACCTGCGTGAGTGCCATTAGCTGTAGTAGAAAACCTTAAAGGGTGTCCACTATTAGATGAGTCACTTTGATCAAAAACATAAGTTCCTCCTTCAGCTAAATATAATGTTACATCTGCTGTAGCAGTAGATCCATCAATAGCGTATTTATTACTAGAACCAACATTATGATAGGGGTGATTTGAAGGATTACCACCAACAACTGTAATAGTTAATGTTCTAGTGGTCACGACTACAAACTCCTATTTTTAAGCTATTCTTAAAATCGCATTTGACGCATCAGCAGTTGGAAACTGTATTGTAAATGTACCTGAAGTAGCTGTTTTATCTCCACCAAAATCTAAAACTGCAACTGCTGGATCACCAGAAGCTGTGTCGTTATAAATTAAAGCACCTCTTGCTGTAAGTGAAACACCTACAAAAGATAAATTAGCAAAATCACAAACAGCAGTATTTGTACTCAAAGCTGGAGTTGTAGATACTAAAGCTTTACCACCTGAACTATAACCACTTGATGAAACTTGGTTATCTGTTGTAAATGATGTTGTAGATTTACCAAGAGTTGCACTTGATGTGTACATAGATAATTTAAAAGTATTTCCACCGTTTGTAAAATTATGTACGCCTTTTAAAACATCTGTCTTAAATACGTTACATACTACACTTGTTGTTATTGCCATATTATTTTTCTCCTAATTTTGTGGTGATGGTGATTGCACAGGAACCCTCATCACACCATTATCATATTCAGAACGCCTACGTCTTCCACTTTGTGCTAACATAAACGCCTCCGTACTTTCATTATACTTGTCTTGATACAGTTTGTACATATCCAATGGGCCTTTTAAATAACTAAAACATTCAACTAGCACTCCGTATAATAATAAATTTTCTTGATGTTTAGATAAAAAAGTATCTGTTGTTGAATTAAAATGATCTGGGTCTTTAATATAATTTAATTGTATATCATATGCCTGATCTGGCACTGGTGCAAAAACAATATTTTTATCATCCCAATTAGCAAAGTATTTTGGTAGACCAGTTGCATCGGTAGGGTTATATTCAGCCATAAAAGAAGTATCTCTTTTTTCTAAAAAATCTCTAGTGCTACTACTTATTACTTGAACAGAACGTATAACTATACAATCATCTGGAACATTTAAAATTCTTTGAGTTCCTGTAACAGCAGTTACATATTTTCTTATGTCATCATAATCAACTTTGCCAGCAATGTCTAATTCAGTATTTCTAATAAACTCATCCAATATAGTATCTGTAAGAACATTAGAATCTACTTCTGTGTAGGATCGAACTTGTGTTAAAAAACTTGTATATGTTATACTCATGATATTACTATGGTTACTCCCCCTACCGCAGAAGATGTTGAAACTGAGGTAAGCTTATGTCCTAAAATATCATTGCTTTGTTCTACTGTCATACTTGCTCCACCTGTTATACCACTATCGCCAACCTCAGCAAAAAACCCATTGCTTATATATAGGAGAAATTCTTGATTAGGGTTTTTATGTTGAGGTCTAGCGTTTGCTAAAGCAATACCATCTGCTTTTATATGTTTTCTTTTTATCTGAGGTTGTTTAGCCTCAAACTCAGAACGATGAACAAAAGAGCCATTCCATTCTTTAACCATTTCTTGATAAGGAAAAGCCATACCCGACCTATCTGAAATTGCTTTTGCATATTTACCTCTTGCATACGCCATTATGCACCTTGTGGGTAATAGTTTTGTGGAGATATATAAACAGAAGTTCTTTGACCATCTTCTGTTAAAGCTCTATTTAACTCATCTTCATACAACATCTTATTTTGTTGCACTAATTGAGGAGCTCTTTTTAAACTCAAGTAGTAGGCAAGACCAGCCACCATACATGGAATGAATCTAAACACCACGTCAGCTTGATTAGTATAGTTGCCTGCATCTTCAATCCTTTTTAAATAATAATATTTTAAATATGTATACGTACTAGCATCTGGTGCTTGGTATAAATTTATCTTCGGCACAGTTTGTCTATCAACATAATATTGACTAGGTTGACCAGTAGAGCCTTTATTAGGTAAAGCAGCATACTCACTTCTACTTATTTTTGTTAATGATACATCGTTTGTAGAAGATGTTGTACTAGTGGTTGTACTAACGTAAGCTTCTAAAATATCGTTAGCATTAGTTGGAGCATCGTAAGTAGCCGTACCTGCTGTAAGCTGTTGTTCTTTTAATTCTACTTTCCAAAGATGTATACCCCTGTTACCCCATTCTGAAAACAGTATATTTAAACTTCTTCTGGCTGATTTTAAATCATAACCAGAGTTAGTTCTTACACCGCATCTCTCGTAAGATTCTTCAATAATCTCATCTATGTCTAGGTTGAAGGAAGTTGAACCAGAAGTAGCCATTTTAGCTTACTCCGTTAAACTTAGTACCTTGTATAGCTATACCACCACCTCTAGAAAAACCCTCTCTTTTTAATTTAAGGTCGTTAGAAGTAATTGTGTCGTCTCCATCAACATCCATTTCAGAAGATTGTTTAGGAGTTAAACCACCCTTTTGAAAGGGTAAAGTATAAGAAGCACCAACTTTAAAACCTGATTTCTTTTCAGAACCAAGATTGTTTTTATTTGTTGTTTTAAAAAATTCTGCACCAAAACCACCTCGATCGTTATCAAATTTTTTTGTAATATTTAAACTAGCACCTTTTCTTGATGATTCTTGACTACCAGAAGTTTGTTTTTGTTTACCTATTTCGCCTACAACATCTAAACCTAATATTTTTTTACCCACTGAAAGTTTTTTAGACTTTCTTACAACACCAGATTCTGTTTTTTCTTCACTTACTTCTGGTTTAACAACAGTTCCTTTCTCTGGTAGTAATAATCTACTTGTATATTCATCAGCCATAAAAACTCCTATAATAAATCTTTTATATATTTATCCATGGAAGCCATACCACCTTCTGCCTTACCAAGTTGTTGTTTTCTTCTTGCTATTTGTTTTTCTGTTGGTTTAAAAAATGAAAAAATTGATCTTCTTAATGTCTTTTTTTTGTCTGTTGTTTTACTTCTACCTTGATTTTTTTTGTAAAGTTCTCCGTATGTTTTTCCTTTTGGATCAGCTTTACCTCTTTTACCAGCATCAGCAATATTTTTAGTAGTAGACGAACCTTGTGCTCCTGGAACACCTTTTAATCCTGCCCCAGCTCTAATTTTGTTTTTGTCTTTAATACCTGGGTTTGCTTCCATTATTTTAGCAACAGTTGTTCCTCTGGCTTTTGCAATACCAGCTAAAGTATCTCCACTTTTAATTTTATAGCTACCTGTTGTTTTTGGAAATTGTACTTTTGGTGCAGCTCCAAATGTATCACCTACTTTTGTATTACTTTTCTTTTTTGCTTTGTAAGGAT